TGAATGATATTACCTTTTTATTACCAATATATCCATTTACAGTCTCTCCAACTTGGAATATTCCAGAAGACATTTGAACTTCTAGTAATTTGGGGATAATATCAATCGCTGAAGATCCATCAAAGAAGGAGAAGTAACGAGTAAATGGCTTTAAACCGCCAGCTACAAATGAAACGTTTCTAGACCTCATGAAGGGTTCTTGTTCGCTACTTATCCTAATAGTTTCAATATACTCTCTATTAGTATCTCCAAGAATACTTCTAGATCCATTATTGAGATAAATGTTTCTTACCCAACTATCAGATGCTGGAGATAAAATAATCCTTCCAACCCATTGGATCATATTGAAAGGATTAACATTTTCAACCCGTGTAGCTAATGGTTGCTCTATCCAATTGACTTCGGAGTAAGATAGTGTAATTAAATCTCCCCTTTTAACAACTTTTGCATCCAATAAATCCAAATCTTGACTAAAATCCGCAGTTTCAACATTTATTGATGGATTTAATGCAAGTTCTGGTTTTAGTGAATAAAAATCTATGGGTGTATTTAATTCCTTAGTATTAGAATTGACATCACAATTTGCATCAATTTTTGCAATATCTATGAAATCAGTATTTTCAAAAGAGTCCGCAAAAAATCCAGATTTAAATCTACTTAGTCCATCAGAATCTTGAATTTGTAATGTTTTTGTATCTAATTCCAATAACGATAGAGAAGTTAGAACTTCTAGTTTAGAAACTCTATCTTCAATTTTTCCAATTTCTCTCATAGTATATCTTCTATTGTCAATTAACTGAATAGAAGCTTCTTGTGGATTATACAGGTATGGTGGTAGCTTGATCAAAGCAATTGTCATTGCTTCGTCAACATTTGCTGGTTCTGATGGATTTTTTGTAGATGATCCCTCAATTACTGAAATGTTTCCGGACTTATCTAAAACTACCTTATCTATTCTTGGTAAATAATATGAATACCCAATAGCAGAAGATTCATTTGGAGATATAACTACTGACGGTACATTACCAGATGATGCTCCAAAATTTCTTGAACTAAATGAAAATGGTGAGGAGTTTTCTGAGGTGAATTTTGATACTCTTGGTCTAAAGTCAAGCGTATCCGATGCCCTAATATTATCATTACCCAATAATGGAATATCCTTTTCAAATCTCTCAAATGCATAAGAATTGACGGTATATAAGTCTCCACCATCATTTTGTAAAACATCATAATAATTAAATACGACCAATAATCTTTTTGATGGTATTGTAGAATCATTATACCTTACTAATCTCGAATAATCATAATATTGATTTTCTTGTCCTTTGTTTAGTAAAAATTTATCTGTTAAATTTAAATATTTCCCAGGAATAACCTGTTGAACATTTGAAGAAATATTAGATTCTTCAAATGTAACTGATTCATCCGGTAAAAAGGTAGATGCACTTAAATAGCAAATTTCTACAGTTGTTGAAGATATAGATCTAATCAATTGTGCAATAGATCCGCTTTTGCTGCCAATTAGTTTTTCACCAATGACAGAATTTACATCTAAATTTAAACCATTTACAAAAACTAATCTGTCAAGAACAGGATTGTTTGTATCTAAAGATTCAAATACTCCAATGATATTTGAAACGTCTGGAACATTTAAAGATATCTCTTTGTCCTGAACTCTTAGACCATAATATGATGATGTAGTTAATCCACTTACATCAGTTGAAATTCCCAAGGAGCATTTATCAACTATTAACCTTTCACTTCTAACATACTGTTTAATTTTACTTTGAACATCAATTTTAATTAATGAAACATTTAAAGTTACATTTGCTGATTGTGAGGGTTTTAATCCATTAATTGTTATATTTGATGAATTATTACTTATTACAACTTGGTCTCCGGTTAAATCTTCGATAGAACCATCTGAGTATATAATAGTATACCTTTGAGTGTCAAATGGTTGGAAGAATGAACTGGTAACTCCTGCATTCGATACCGATGATGATAAAATTCCATCTACATCAGTCGATAAATTTTTTATCTGTGTCTTAATTGATATGGTAGAATTATTTAAATCTGTAGAAGAAACATTCTTATCGGGTAATTCAAAATATAGTGTTGAATTATTGGCAATAACTTTTGGATTTCCAATAGAAAATGTTGTGGTTACTGTTTGTGTTGGCAAACCTCCTGTACAAACTCCAACTACATTTGGTACAATTCCAACAGTCATTGATAAGTTATCTGATGATACTGAAGATACAATATTATAAGTTTCTAAAGTTGAACCAGGAATTTGATATCTAATTATCGTATCAGATTTAATACCCGCAAAATTTCCGCCTGCAGTGGTCACATTTCCAGTATCTGATATTGTAATTGTATCTGGCAATCTAAAGTTGGATGCAATACTTTTATCCAAAACTGTGTCGGCTGTGAAATTTGATACAAAACCTAGAGCAGATGAATTTTGAAAAACTGATTTTATATCACTAAGACTATATGCTTTAATTGAATCTAGAGACCTAATAATACTTTTTGAACCATTGACTGAAATTTGCTCACCGTCAATAAAAGTTCCCGATGTTTGAATTAATGTTAAAATTTTACTACCTAATGTAGGTTGCTGTAAAACATACCCAGAAGCTCCACTACTCAATCCTTTTATGTAAGTTGTTTCGGGACAATCTGAAGGACTGATTGCCTCGTTTAAAGTTATTTTTGTGTATGTCTGTATATCAAGTAAGTGTAAATCCCATTCTGTTGCATTTGAAGAATATGGAGAATTTGATAAATTACAAGAATATACTCTTGCCCTTCCAATCTCATACTGAGATCCTGGGCTAGTTGAATTTGAAGATTTTCTTCTATTAAAAAGTAAAACTATATTATTTTCATTATCTGACTTGATTAATGGTGTCCCGTTAACGTTATTAATTTTTAACGAATTATTGAAATTGTATGGGACAAGAGTTCCTGAGATATTTTCTGTAGATCTGGGTTTTTGTATATCTACAATGGTAGTTCCTATTAACTCAACATCATATCCACGAACATAAGCTTTTCCTGGAGAAACTTTAACACATGCTAAGTTATCTGATGGAATATTTCCTGATGCGGTGGTTTGATTTTGTGTATATACCCCACTATTAGATATTCCATCATTTAAAGAATTTGCCAATTCTACCTTAAATTTGTCTATTGAATAATCTCCAGATTCTTCATAGGTTCTTTTGGCAAAATAATCTCTAATTGTAGAATATTCAGTTTTATTTTGTAATTTTTTTAGTTCTCCATTATCAATTCTGATTAGTTCAATAAAACTCTTATCATCATAATCAGTTAATGGTTTTTTCGACAAAAATGTAGATATCTTTAATCTATCAGAACCTGGAGCTGCGTAGTTTGAAAACCCTTTTGCATTATCATATAATGCAGGATCTTCTTTTGCACTAACAATATCTTCTATAACAGTTAGACCAACCCTATATGAGGGGAAATTTGAATAAGGTTCTAAAACCAATTTATCAGAGGTTACGTCTACAAAAGAACCTCTGATAAAATATACACCACTTGCAATGCCAACAGCTGATCCAATAGCTGTAGAATTTGAATCAATTAAGGTTGCAAAAGTTTCTTGAGCATTAATTCCAGTATTTCCATATATTATTTGCTCCTCCGCCACTAAATTTTCACCATCAGTGAATGGGGATACATTATTATCATCGCCAGAATTTAAATACTTAACAAATAATGTTGTATCAGTTACTTCATCATTTTCTGAAGGTAGTAAATAACTATCAACTACTGCTGTAATATTTGATTGCTGCCCTCTAATTTTTTTCCCAATTAAAGATTCTAAGTATACGGATACATCAATGCCGAGATGCTCCGGAGTAATTTTTACTGCAAAATAATCAGAATCATAATTAATATTTCCTGGAATAACCATTGAACCTTCTTTAAAAAGATGGCTTCCAAAAGATTCTATTTGATGTTGTAATGATGATTGTAGAGAAGTTAATTCTCTAGCTTGAATTGGAACTCCAGGTTTAAATAAAACTCTGTAGTAGTTATCATCTTTATCAAAATCATCATAATATGGTCCTATATTAAGATTGGTTTTTTGTGGCATTGTTTAAAATTCCAGAATAATTTTGATATCTTCTTTTTGTCTAGAGTTTCTTGATATTAGTGGGCGATTGTCCAAATAAAGTAACTCTCCACTTGTTTTATTTATCTCCGGATTTGCTAATCCATTTGTAAATTGAGTACCAAGATTTATTAGTTTAGATCCAATTGTTGTTGTAATACCTGTGTATCCGGAAATAGTACCATTAAATCCACTTGCTGATGTAACTGGAGATGCTGATGATTGGAAATCTAAAACCAAAGAATTGGTACTAACTCCGACATAGTCGGTTTGATCTTGAGTGCTGGAATTTAAATACAAAGACCGGTCTTTATAATATTTTAAAACCTTAGTCTCAACATCATATGAAGCAACATATGCCCTTGCTTGACCAGATCCAACGGATTGTATTATTTCATCCCCAATGCTTAAATTTGTAACCCCAGAAACTGAACTGAATCTAATCCCATAAAGAGATGAGAATTCTCCACCAGTATATACACTGGTTGAACCGATTGTTATTGGATTTTTTATGACTCCAATTTGAGAAAATTTTGTATCTGTAGGAAAATCTCTTGTAGAATCATCAAATCTAGTATATAATAAGACTCTATCAGATCCTAGTTCTTTATATGGATCATATCCATGCCCCTTTGATGGTGGGATTATTGGAATTAATTTTGCGGGAGTTCCAAGAGTTGTTGCATTAATTGGACCAAGATCTACTATCGCATATGAATAGTCTTTTCCTCCAGATGACTTCACTTACACCAGCTTTAGATGGATCAACATCAGTAAATTGTGGCTCATCTAATGATGTATTTCCTACTGTGTTTATTCCCGAAGATCCATTATCTATACAAATATAAACACTATAGTTACTATTAATCACATAGTAATTTGCATCATATAATCTGGAAGATTGGGTTATTGGTGAAAGGTTATTTAATGAATAGTCATGCCTATACATTTCATATCTTGTACCTCTTACCCAATCAATTCTTCGTATAACTCTTCGCGCATTTGCACTATTGACTCTTTTCCCAAATAAAATTGTATCACGAGTATGTTGTTGATACTCCAAATTATCGACGGGATTTGGTGTATTGGTGTTCCAATTATTTGTTCTACCAAAACCTACTGTTTCTGGATTAGATAGACCTACAAATATGTAATAAGAATTTGAAGGATCTTCAATAGACTTAATAAAGTTATTTGCATTCTCTAATCTAAATTGATCAGTTATAATTGCTGTCATATTACATAGGTTTTTTCACTATTTATACCATTTATTAACCTAAATCTTTTCTAAGAGCTCCAGTGCTTCTTAATCCAAATCCTCTCCTCTGAATATCTGGGAATGTCGATAGACCAACATCGACCGAATATCCTTTTAAATTAACTTCAAATCTATTTCCTAATACAGATCTATCAAAATCAAAAATTCTTCCCCAAGAAAATCTTCCACAAGGATTATCTACAGAACCGGATGTAGAAAGTCCGGTAGTAAGAGTTGATGGGTGAATATTTACAATAAATTCACCATATTCGCCATTAACACTTAAAGAATTTAAATAATAGATATTATCCAGGAAAGTAGATCCATATCCAATTACATCGGAAGTTGCTGTATTAATTGAAACTACACCATTTCCAACGTAAGTATCATAGACACATATTGGGTATGTGACATTTAATCCCTGATATGAAAATGCTCTAGTAAAGAACTTTAGTGCAAGTGGATTTCCATTTGTTCCAGTTGTTGTTGTTATTCCAGTGATTATTCCAGTTGTTCCCTGGAATCTTGGAATATTTCTTATTTTTTCTATGTTTGTTTTTGGTATTGGTGATATAACAGTTGGTGGATTTGTATTTGTGTAACCAATTCCCGAATTTACTATAGTAATTGGATATGAAATTTTTCCATTGGAAATGCTTGCAATAGCAATTGCAGTAGATCCTATCCCCAAATTTCCATATTGGTTGGATATCATTATATTTGTTGGTGACGATATGTAAATTTCTGTAGAAACTCCAGTGTATCCATTTCCACCATCATTAATTATCAATTGTTGAATAGTTCCAGATGTAGAAACAATAGCAGTGATCGCAGCCGCAACTGGATTTGTATTTTGGACAATAAGTGCATCAAACTTAGAAATGACAATATCAGATTCATCTTCTTCATAATTGAAGAATTTTATATTATCTACGAATAATTGAATATCATCTTTTCCGACTGATTTTATAACCTTTGCGGAAGGGAATACTAACGGTTCGATGGTGTCTCTAGATTTGTAAATATTAACGCCCCCAATATTCAAATCGGATTTTTGTTTTGACCAAGCAAGAGGTTTTGAATTAACTTCATCAATTCCTTGGTCAATATATAATCCAGTTTCTATAATATCCGATGAGAATATTGTTGAGACTTTTCTCTGATCTTGTGTAATTGTTTCTGGAATATAATTATTTTTATATACCTGAACAGTATCGCCTTCTTTAATTGTCTCAAGAACATTAATAAGAACACTATCAATGTCTCTACTACCTCTATAGAAGAATATCGAAACATTATCTTCTTTTTTGGGTGGATCTACAAATATTACACTAGTTCCTCCCTCAAATTTATAATTTTTTATAGGTTCTTGAATAACTCCATTTACAAATATTAGCAACACACTATTAAGATCAATTAATTGAGAATCTTCGTCGTTAAGATTTTTCTCAAAACTCAATAATTCTCCATTATAAACTAATGGGAACCTAACCCTAATACCATTTTGCAAATCTTTGATGGGATCAATAAAGTCTAATTCTCCAAATTGCCAAGCGGCACACGTATCTGTAAATGTTGATAGTACAGTAAGTTCAAAGTTACTAATTGGAGAATTTAAACTCTTATCCGTAACAAGTCCCACAACTCTAATAACATCCCCAATTTGGAATGAATATCCTGATCTAGAAATTTTGAAGGCAGAAACTTCGTGAAGAGATGATGCACCATTATTTGCTGGTTCAACATCCAATGTTAACAGAAGACCAATTCCCGTATCCGTAGTTGATCCAATTCCCGCCCTGTATGCACCTATTACAGGTAAGTTTTCATAATTAGGTTCAGGAGTAAGAATTCTTATCGTATTAGTGTATCCACTACCACCATTATGAATAGTAAATGACAGTGTGCCACCAATTCCTGCGATTGCGGTTATACTTGCGGCAGTTCCTGTATGATTTGGGTCAGTTACTCCGATAGATACAACCCCACGATATGCAGAACCTAAATTATCGGTGATTCCTAATCCAACAGAAACAACACTACCACCAGCACCAATAACTGCTGTTACAGACGCTCCTACAAGGGGTGCATATCCTAATCCTGGAGTTGAACCTAAAGAAACAATTAGACCACCTCTTGGTAGTTGATTTTGATTTATATCTTTTTCTGTAGTTATAATAAAACCATTGTCGGATGAAATTCCAGTAAATGTTACACTAGAAATCCCTGCAGATTCTTCAAAAATATAATTAATGCCAACATTATTATCTGTTGTCGGTGTTTGGAATATACCATTTATAACTAAAATTCCACTTCCTGGCTCAATTCCTGAGGTATTAATTCCATTTGCAGTTAAAGTGAAACTTTGTCCGATTCCAGTGAATTGTTTTGAAA